AGCAATTGCTTGCTCTTGCTGAAATTGTCCAAGCAAGTCATCGTTATCCATTATGTATTGAACATAAGTAATAAATCCTTGTAAATCTTGAGTTGGATCTAATGGAACATCTTGACCAGATAAAACCCTATTAGCAATCTCTTCTGGTGTATATAATCTAGATGCAGCTGGCTTTCTAACAAATTTAGAATAATTTTTAATTCCCATAGTTTGCATTAAATTTTTAATAGCTTCAAATCTTTCATTTGCAGTTACTAATCCAAGCTGAATGTCCATAGGGTTACCTGTTAATTGATATACCTGCTGAGCAGTATCCATTTGAACTTGTTTATTGGAATTAGCACTTGAAGCTTCTAACTCAAAGTCATATGAACCAGCAATCTCATTACGATCTCTTACTTGTTGAAAATATTGTTGACCATCGTCCCCTAAAATTCTAAACTCTAACCCAGCTGGCATCCTATCTTGTACCATTTCAAAAATACCATGAAGCAATTTTTTAAATCCACGATTCATACGCTTTAAATAAATATCTAAATTAGTATTAGATTCATTTGCAACTATGCGTGCTCCTGAAGCGGTTCTAGCTGCACCTTGTGCTCCTAAAACTCCAAGTGACATATCAGATACTGAAGTCATACGTTCAATATAACTATATAAAATTTGTTCCTCTTGCATTCCAAAAACTGTTCTATTACCTAGATTAGGGAAGTACACGTCCGATTGAGGGTTATCTAACGGTATCATAGCTCCTGGTTCTAATGGCATGCTTTCAGCTTGCATACTTGAGCTTGCGCGATAAAATCCAAATGGTAGAGTAGAGAGCAATCCAAAATCTAACTTCATATTATGTTGCGCGTCTATTTCTTTACATAACGTATAAGTAAGCTCTACCAATCCAACCGGATTAGACGTGTCTGTGCGTCTATGAAAGTCGATCACAGCATACGGACGTTTACCACTCTTACTTACACGGTGTAGATAGGTTGCCCTTAGAATTTGCTTCTTTGCAGCTCCAACCCAAACTATTAAATCTGAATTTATACCGCTGCCATCTACATCTTTTTTAATATATGCCTCTAATACACGGTAACGATCTAAGTCAAACGTAATATCTAACTGACCTTGCATACTTATATCAGATCGCTCTTGTTTAATTAATCCTGTACTAGAACCACTCTTTAAATCCGGTCCTCCAGCAATTAACTCCTCAACAGCTTTTTTATCAAATATTCCACGATCTACTAAAGTCCATAATTCAGAGGCTGTCATAAATATCTGTTCAATTACGGCATCAGCCTCGTCAACGTCGCCATCCCCACCAACTATAAGAACATCTTCTTGTTGTTTAGATTCAACCCAAGGACCAAGAAAGCTTGGTATAACACGTTCGCGCTCCTCTTCAACCATTTCCATAGTAGGTATAACTACTTCATTACCTTGCTCATCTACTTCATATCTATTAGGACCTTGCTTCTGTACTTCTACAACATCCATAAAGCGTGAGAATCTTTCTTCCCACTTATATTTAAGTATTCCGCGCCCGCTAGTTACCCATTTCCATACCCAAGAATCAAGTGGCTCCTCTATACCTTTATAGCAATTAGACCACTCTTTGGTTGCATATCGCATAAGCTCCTGAATCATAGGTGCACGGTCGCTATTTGCCTCTTTTCTAGCTATAACTGTAAAAGGAGGGTCCATATTAAGCATGGCAGCTAGCATCCTGGAGTGGAATGTGCGGCATAGTGTATAACTTACTGGTAAATGAAGGGTCGAAGACCAAGCGTACGGCGCCTTATAAATAGGCTCAATAAACTCTTCAAATTCTGATAGTAGAGTACGCTGGTTTTCTAACCAATCAAGCCTATTATTATTCCCTAATTCCCAAATAGTAGAGACTATATCTCCCACATTTAGTTCATTAAGCTTTTTTAACAATTTTTTAGGTATTTGATCTTTTAAATTAACTTTAGGGATATCACTAGCTAAAGTAATATCGCGGCCTTCCTGAGCTACCTCAGCGTCGTTTTGAATATCTGACATTATAAAAACCCTCCGGTTGGGTTATTTAAAGCATTATACCATATATTAGTCATCGTCGTCAAGGGCAGCTAGCTGCCGTTTACGATTTTCCATGTAACCACTACCTATCTTACCATTACCAGCCCACGGGCTGGGTGTTTTAGTGCGTATAATCTTACGTTTACTGTTGTCATAGGTTAGGTTAGCTGCTAAAGCGTACTTTAAGCAGGCTAGGTAGTCTTGGTTACTAATATCTAGCTTAGGCTTGTAGTCTTCTGTATTTTTAATCTTCTGCCACTGACAGTTTTCTATATTAGTAACGATGCCCTCTGATTTACCTATTAGAAATTGCATTAAAGGGTCACCTTTATCTGGTATATACAGAGACTCCCTTATCCTATCTAAAAAGGCGTCGTCCCCTTTTTCATCATACGTAGTGCCTCTAACTCTTACATTGCATTCATTTAATACTTCTATAAAGGATTTAAAGCCATTTCCACCGCTAAAGTCTGAATTACCCGCACTGTCACATATAATATCTACAACTCTATGGTTTGCTATCCAGTTTTTCTTTAACCAGCTAGCAAATTCCCTAGGTAGAATCTTTTGGTTAGTCTCTCCTACATAATATTTTTTACCGTTAGGCGCGGCAGCTAGTAGGCAAGCATATATAGGTTTATGGGCATGAGGGTCTATAGCTATAACGTGCGGCCATGCTTGCTTGTAATCATTTGGTAGATCCGTCTCTCTAATTATATGCTTATCCCGCTTCCATAAATTAGCTAAAGCCATACCCTCATTATTAAAAAAGGCTCCTTCGATACGCGTCTTGTATTCTTGTGTAGTTAAATGTCTAGTAAAATCTTCTAAGAAGCCGTCGCTAAGATTTGCTTTATTTTGAGCGGAGTTACCACTAAAGAATTGTGTATCTGGGTGCTCTCCTCTACTCCATTCTTGCCAATACTCCCTTAGCCAAAATTGACTAATGGGCGTCATGATCATTAACATTCTACCTTGCCTAGATTTTTTACGTAGCGATCTAATTAAAGCAATAAATATATATCTGGGAACTGGCTCGTCCACACATATAAAATCAGATTGTATAGATTCAAAACTTAACTCTTCACTAAGTGCAAACATAAATGTTATTGTTGAACCATTTGGAAATAGTACACGCTTGATAAAAGGTTTACCATCTTTAAATAATTGTTCCTCTTCTTTTAATGGATACCACTTTTTAATTTCGGGAAGCCATACTGAGGCTACTTTTTCAGGGCTGTCTAGTACTACTACTACTGACGCGGGGACTGGGTAATGTTCTCTAGTTACCGGATTATATCCGTTAGCAGCCCACAGAGCTTCGTTAACTCCTAACGCTGTCTTGCCAAATGAATTGCCAGAAGTAACAACTCTAATCTTAGCCTTATGTTGTATTATAGGAAGCTGGCCTTCATGCGGGGTAAAAGCTGCGCGAGCCTCTTTCTTTCTTCTATTCTTTTCTGCTATAGCGTCTAGCAGCTGAAGTTTCTCTTCTTTAGTTAGTTTTGATAGCTTTTCTTTAGTTACCTTCATCGTCCTCTTCTAGTCCCTCGTTCAAAGCTGTTAACACTAAAGCATCAAGCTCCTCACTTTTCAAATTAGCCATCTGATGTGTAATCTCTTTGCGATCAGTCACGCGCCCATCCAATCTATCAAGAAGCTCTTTGATCGCTGTGATTGCGACCTTGGAATCTTGTTCAAGTACTGCAAGTGAGGCCAGCCTGGCTACGGCTGCTGCTTTTGCTGTCCCTAAGATTTCCTTAGTAGACGCGCCCTTGTCAATTTGGTCTCTCAATTTAGGCAGCATGGTAGCTCGGTACTCTTCAAACATAGCCAGCTCATCTAGTACCTCCACCATACGCTCCTCCTCATTTCTAGTGTTAACCACTGGCTGGTTGCTACGCGGGCGGGCTGTAAAAGGGGATCTTCGAGTTGTCATTTTGCCTCCTGGCTATTCTTTTGATTATAGCACATATTTATCCCTGCTAGCTAGTTAACTAGCTGGCTGGTTGTCCATTTTAGAGGGGGTCAAAAACCAGAAATCCCGAAAAACTTGTGTGACAACATGAAGACAAAGACGAGGATGGTATGGCTCCCACGCGCCCATTCGACGGGCGAGAGCTGGTATATTGCTTATGATATCCAATAGATAAGAGATGAGCTTGTGTGTTGTATATGTATTCTAATATGATTGAGATGATAGGAATTCAATGATTTCGCATAGTTAGCTATCATCTTGATAGTGTATTGAGATACACTTTGCCTGATTTTTCAGGTTTTATTTCATTT